CACGATACTTGTCTAGTAAATAATTATCTTTAGGTAATAAATCCCATGCATAACCAGGCATCATCGTATCCATATCGGCTGTTTTTACAATACGACCTGGTGCGGATGGTCTTGGTAAGCCAGCCTTCTTATACCAAATGCCTGGAACTTTGTCTAGTTCATCTTCAAGGTTTGTTTGCAGCAAATCTATTAGTGCATAAACACCTTCATTAATGAAAGCAAAATCAACATAAGAATATTGGATGACTTCATGCGGTAAAGAAGAAGGATGAGAACCAATAAAGGCAATCTTTAGATTAGGATGGCTAAGGCGGAGTTGCTTAGCAAGAGTGCTGGCACCAATCATCATGGTAGTACCAGAGTTTGGATTCTGCCCATAAAGGACAAATACGACTAGTTTTGGTTTAGTCTTTGCAATTTCTTCGGCAGCTAGTTCATCCGACATAGGCACGGCATCAAAGTCCAGAATGACTGGATCGTGTCCCTTTGCACGAACGGCCTGAGCGAGTAGTGCTGCCCATGTTGGCATTTCTATTGCTGAGTAAGTGTTAGCTAAGTCTTGGTAAGCTTTAGCTGCGCTACTTGGTACTACAAAACATACATTCGCCATAACAACCTCAATTAATAATAATTATCCATTATAACATAAATTATACAAAAAGCACCACTACTGCTTCATCTTTGCCTTAAATAAACCTTGACAAAGCGCTTGACAAGTGTTAAAGTAGCGGTGTTCCGTTTTCAGATTAGTGTAGTAACCGCTTCTTAGTATCCATACCTTCACTACGGAATTCATCATAATCTTCCATCATTTCTTGTTCTTCCATTTCAAATTCGGACATTTCATTAAACTCTCCTGAAATATCATTCAATGAAGTCATTTCTTCCTGAAGCCTATCTTCTTCAACTTCTTTCACAGTATTGGTATAGTATTCAATAATATCTGCCTTAGGTTGAAAGATAGAAAGAATATCTTGGTTGTATATCCATGCTGTATTCTCAGTAACAAGCTCAAGTGGTAGCCATGGGCTCATCATCATTACAGCACGACCTGTTGGCATTCTTTTGAATACCAGACACATAGGATTGGTTAACAATACCGTGTTGTCATCGTCTTTAGATTGGTAGTCCGCAATAACATCATCACCATTTTGTAGCCTTACTATTTTTATATTATCCATTTGGTAACTTTATGTTATAAAACTTGTAGTTAAACTTCTCAGAATCATATAGTTTAACACGCTCAATAAAATGTTTAAGCGTGTAGTTGGTAAATTTACCTATACGAAAATCGTCAGAGATATCAAATAAAGTTGCTTCAGATTTATTATCACCTATTCTTAATCCACGCCCAATTGATTGTAGATTTCTTACCCTAGACTTGCTAGGACTTGCAAAGATGATATTATGTAAATTTCTAATGTTAATGCCAGTAGAAAAAGTACCATAACTAGCAACGATAATAGCATCTTTTTCTTTTTCCGTAATAGCACGGATAGATTCACGAACTTCAACATCTGTTCCTCCATAAACAAAGAACACTTGTCGTTTCTTTGCTTGAGCTTTAATTATAGAATGTAAATCTCTACCATGTTTCTCTACAAACTGAAACAATATTAAAGAATTACCTTCTAATGAAAGTGCCAAATTTTTAATAAACTCATTTCTAGCAGCATTCATAACTATATATTCAACTTCGGAATTGTAGTTCCAATCACGAGCCATTTTACAAACATCATCCGAATATTTTAATATAAGGCATTTGATTTTGAAATCAGCTAGCTGGCCTTTATCAATTAACTCCGAGGTAGAAGTGGCTTTGAATACAGGACCAAATAGACCTTCTAATACAAGGCGGTGTGTTTGTGTTCCATCTAAAGTGCCCGTGCATCCTATCCTATATTTAGAATTGGTGCAACCTGATAGAATAGTTGTCAACGATTTGGCTTTGAATTGGTGTGCTTCGTCACCTAATACAAAATCATATTGTTCAAAATATTCTGCTGGATTTTTATAGATTGATTGCCAAGTTGTAATTGTTAAAAACTTATTCGTTACTTTATCTTTACCTGCATACTGCCTATGACAATACTTTTCAGAATCATATCCATACGATTCAAAGTCAGTATACATTTGTTCTACTAGACTAGTGGTTGGGACAATAAGTAGACCTTTCTTATGGCCAGCATCTTGTATCTGTCTAAGTATTAAATATAGTATTAATGATTTACCTGATGCGGTTGGAGATAACAGTAGTATGCGTTTATTTCTTATAGCATGAACAAAAGAATTTAACTGATAATCTCTTACTTCATGCGGCAGATTAAGTGTTTCAATAAACCTTTTAGCTTCAGCCACAGAGAAGTTTTCAGTAGTAGATATTTCAGAATCAATTTCAATCGTATAGCTCCGTTCTTCACAAAACTTTTGGATGTAAGGAACTAAACCATGATATATTCCCATGGTTTGTAAATTTAATAATCTTATCTTTCCATCCCAAAATTTTGATTTATATGCTGGAACAAATTGATATCCTGGCACAAAAAAACAAAAGTAATCTGAAAGTTCTTGAGCTATGTTTCTTTCACAATGAACACGAATGTATGCTTCATTAACTTTTTCTAATCTAATATCAGTCATTAAATCCCTTGAATGAATCTTTCCCATTGGATAAAGTCACGCAGTTGATATGTCCTACTATTAAGTTCTTTAAGAATACTTTGACAGGCATCTACAATCTCATCATGGATCATTTTTGAAGCTATCAATCTATTCAAATCTTCATCACTATCAAAGTAAGTGTTGATTTCAGATTTCAATACAAAAGGGAATGGTTCCCATCCATGTTGTTTAAGGGTGTCATCATCAAGTTTACCTGTGTAGTATTCCCATTTGATTCGTTTAATTTTACTATATTTGAATTCAGCTTCTTTTGCCAGCAAGCGGTGCCGAGAAAGTATATTCAAATATTTACTGTGTAGTTGTGGAATGTTTGTGAGTTCTTTGCCAGGTTCTGTTCTATCAATAACAGAATCTTTTGCCCACATTTCTAATAATTCTTCAAGTTTATTCATACCAAAGCCTCCTTATAGGAGTATACATTAATTACAAAGGATTGTCAAGCAGACTAAAACAGTTTTACCACATCATAAAATTCATACCGAAATGTGGCATCGGCAGTAATGATTGTATCTGGTGATTCATTAGTGGAGATTACAAAAGTGGAAAGTGTAACGGGGAAAGCATTCTTAAATTTGAATGAGTATATTGGAATATTTGAAGAAGATAATAAAGTTAATGTAGCATCAGAGAATTGTGGGAATGAATCTTTCTGTGAATTCGCATAGTTGTTTAATTTATCAAGTTGTTTGTATTCTTTGAAATCCGTTGGAAAAGTCATAGCACGAATCCAATCATGTATCTCAAGCCATGCTTTTAATTCTTCATCAACAATAAAAGTCACATTCAATATATCATAAATTGCTTTTTCGCCAGGGGAATAGATGTCAACAAATGGAGTAGACCTAATAATCTCAGACATTGAAATGCCAGGCACACTTACAGTTTGGCAAAAATATTGAATATTAGGTACTCGTCCAAAATTTAACTGAAACTTATTTGGATGAAGAAAGTTTGGATTAGCTGGATTTCTATTGATTGCTGTCATTTAATATATTCTCTTAGGTCCATCATCTTCTCTCGTTCAATTAAAGTAATGATATCCGATGTTAAATCAATCTCTTTTTTAATGAAAAACATTTTAATTCTAAGTTCTTCTAATTGTTTATTATAGAAGTCAAGTTCTACCTTTTTACGAGCCCTAAGGTCAACTAAATCGTTTATTAGTATGATATTACTCATAGTGGTATTTAGTAGATAAAAAAAGAGGGACTATAAAGTCCCTCTTTCAAGTTTAGTGTTTTTATGTTATTATTTTTATATACACTATTTGTAAAGCTTTTATTACATGATGTTGGCAATCTTAATAGCACGATAGTAAAAATTGCTATTTGGTACAACGCCACCAAGACCTTGTGTAGTGCCTTGTGCAAACGGATTTGCAACGAGACCGTAACGAGTCTTGAAACCAATTTTTGGTTGGAATGTACCTGTGTCAACTGCACGAACCATTTGTAATGGAACGTATGGGCAGTAGAACAAGCCAGCGTCATAAGCATTTGAACCTTTGTAACCAACAACTGCAAACTCACTTGTAGATGAAGTTGGGAAGTATGGGTCAATATAAACCTTGATACGACCAAACATTGTACCAGCGAATGTGCTGCCAGTATCGTCAACTGTTAAGTTTGTTTGTGATTGTAAAGCAGAGTTATAATCTAACAAGCCAGCCATTGCAAATGCAGAAGCAACATCAGACGAGCAGATTAAAACATTACCTTTGCCTCTACGAGTAGTTTTGGCAATTGCGTTAGCTTCACGCTCTAATTGGAATGCTAAACCTTTAATTTTCTCAACCATCCAACGACCGTTTGAATCGGTGTCAAGGTCAAAAGTACCAACAGTAGTTGTACCAACCTGAGCGCCTACTTTAGCAGTAGAATAGATTGTGCGAATAACTTCACGGTTAATTTCAGCAAGAATTTCGCTGGAAAGAATGTTAGCTAATTCTGTTTCAGCGTCAAGACCATGAACAGCTTTTAAGTCTTGTGCTAATTCAAGAGAGTATTCAGCTTTCAGAGCACGTGTGCGAGCTGTAACTGTAACTTTCTCAATAGAGAATGCCATTTCTTGGAATGTATTAGCAGCATTACCATCACCAAAAGCTTCGCCACGACCTGTAGTCGTTGAAGTAGCTAAAGAAGCGTGAACTGTGTTAGCGAATACGTTACCTGTTGTGCTTGTGTTAGATTGCAAAGCCAAAGTCATATCTGTGGCAGAAGCTGTACCAGAGAATGTGGTATTTGCTTCGTTGTAGAAAGCTTCTGTGCCTGATTGGTTTGCATACTTGGTACGCATAGCAAAAATCAAACCTGTTGGGCCTGTCATTGGTTGAACACCAGCGATGTCATAAGCAATTAAGTTTGGTAAGCTACGGCGAACTAAACTGATAAGGATTGGATCAAAACCGGCTACAGGGCCTGCAGCAGCGGCACCGCCACCAAAACCACCGGTGTCAGCAAAGTTTGTTGGGCTGGTTTCGTGAAGAATTTGGCCAGACTTAACCATTTCGTTAGCCTGATTCTCAAGAATTACAGCTGTTACAGCACGTTTGTATGGGTCTGTAATCTTGGCCATATCTGGATGATCCAGAACGCCTGCCCATTTAGTTTGTAATTGTTCGGACAAATACATAGAGTTATCTCCTATTGGATATTAAAATTTGTTTGTTTTAGTTATTGCTTTAGCAACTGCAGCAACGAGTGGGTCAGCAGGAACTGCCGCCTTTTCGGAACCATCAGTTACTTCTTCTTGAAGTTGCTTTTCGCTGGCTTTGATAACACCAGATGGAAAATAGTTCTCACGGATTGTTTCAAGTTTCTCTTTGTATTCGTCCGCTGTGGAGAATTCAACACTCTCTGCGAGTGATTTGATTTTTTCAACTTGTGTAACAATGAGACCTTCTGTAACTTCATGGATGATTTCATTTTTGCGGGATTCAACTAATGCTTTAGCATAGCTAACACCACGCTCAATTTCTTCATTAAGTTTGCTTTCAAGTTCTTCAACTTTACCAGCAAGTTCCTCAACGAGGTCAACTTTTTCAGCAGGAACATCAATGTAATGTTCTGCAAATAGATTACGCAAGCCAGCAATAAAGTCTTCCGTAATTTCTGCACGGAGTCCTGTTTCAATAGCAATTTGATTTTCTTCCATCCATTGCTCAACAATGTAAGAAAGGTAGTCATCAACTTTGGTTGTTAAATCTTCTTTGATAGATTCAACAGCTTCTTCAAGCATACCAGCGTAATGTGTTTCAATTTCTTCTTCAATTTGTGCTACACGGTCTTCGACACGAGCTTCAAAAATTGTAGAAACTTTAGATTTGAATTCTTCAGAAATAGTTTGGTCATCAGCAAACAAGGCATCAACATCTTCCTTCATTTTAGCTTTCCATTCTACTTGTGTTTCAGCTTGAGTTTCAGCAATAACTTCTTCTTCTTGCTCTTGCTCATCTTCTTCTTTGTTCAATTTTAATTGAGTATCAGGAGAAGCAGCTGATGGTTTTGTTGTTGGCGCTGTAGCTGATTTAGCAGCTTTGGTAGCGTCAATTTTAGCGCTATCGTCTGTTGGCTTATAGTTGTTATACTTTGGGCCACCTAAATCAACGATTTCAGCGTCTAAGTGTTGTGGAGGCATAGCTGGTGCGGCACTCTTGCTTCCTGCAAGAATTTCTGCTGCTGCCTCGAATAGTTTATTTGATGCCATTAGGAATCTCCTTATGATTTTCTATTTATAAAATTAAAGTTTTCGGATGAAATTTTCAAACAGGTTTAACGCAACCTGCTCTATGTCTTTGCGTGATGCTTGTCTAATCTGTCTTTTTGCTGAATCTATGTCGGCCTCTACGAAACGACCTTCAACAAATAACCATTCTTTGTTTTCCATGATACCATTAACAAATGCACCTGGAGCAGATGGATCTGCTACAATGTCAGCTGCTGTGGCCAATCGGAAATCATCTTGTACCAGGTTGTATCCTTCTCTTGTCTGAGTAAGAGAACCCATGCCTCTGGAAGATACACCAAGGTTAACGCCAGAATCAATAAAACTCTTTACGATTTGGCCATATGGTGTTTCTAAAATCATTGCTTTACCAATAAAAGCTTGGCCATCATCTTCTAGCGAAACAATCTTATGTGATACTCTTTCTAGATTAATAGATGGTGTATCAGGATGACCTAACTCACCTAAAGCACGATTGGTTTTAATGAATTCTTCATTGTAACGACCAACTTCTTTAGATAATATTTCTTTACCATATAGTCGGTTGTTCTTATTTGGTTTGTCATACACTAAAAATGGGCCTGTAATATACAAGCTTTTTTTACCATTCTCATTAGCTTCAGTAATATACTTAACTTCTTCAATGGTTTCTGTAATTAGTTTCATACTGTTTGTCCTGTGTATGGGTCAACATTATATGTTGCAGTTTTGGAAACTTCCATAACAAGTGATCCGCCGGTATTAACAGTAATGGCAATACTTTGATTACTGTTATTAGCCAAAGAATAACCAAAATCATCAAAACGCATTTCGCCAGAATTATGCAACATTAAAATTGGAATACTATTGCGAGTGATTTGAATGTTGCCATTTGTTGACCATGTAACACGCTTAATACTTGCATTAGATACTGTTTCCGTATTAGGAGTGGCTCTTAAATCTGTAAGAGCAATAGTTGCAGTACCAACATCCGCAACACGAATGATTGATGGTCCTTTTACTGAGTTTATGATTTCTGATTGAAATGCCATTTTATTTTATTCCCATGGATGTGCGGCGTCTGATAGACATTTTTCTTTTAAGTAATGTTCTACGCAACTTGGATCTTCCTTTTGTCTTCCAGTACCTTTTTAATTTTCTTGCTTTCTGTATTCTTGTAATTGCAGGTATACGAACAACACGATTACCTGAAACCTTATATCCTTTAATTGCAGACTTTCTTCTATTCTTCTGAACAATAATTCTGCCTTGCTTATTTCTGCGAATACGCCGGCGAATCTTTTTAATTCGCCCCATTTTAATGATGTTATTTGACGCTTCGTCTAATTCTTCTTCCGCCTCAACATATGTATTACGGCCTACAATACCTTTTTCTTCTTGCAGGTATTCAGCTGCAACTTCATCAAGGCGATTAAATATAAAATCTTTGGCCTCAATTAATTTATTCTTTGCAATAAGCTCAACAAAGCTCACTTCATGTGCTTCCGAGAAAAGTCTGCAGCCTTCTGTAAATGGCCACTTGACCTTGCTACCATATCTGCAAACTTCTTTTTATTAACATCATTCAAACTCTTATGCACGGTTAATATTGCATGAGCTGTTTGTGCATCAACCTTGCTAGCACTACTATCTTTATGATTAACTGTACCATGCTGGTGTGTATCTTTAATCTTTTGTAGTTGACCAATAGCATCAACTGCTTCTTCTAATTCAACTTCTTCAGCCTGAATTACTGGATCCATGGTTGTATCATATGGCACCGCAAATACTTTATTTAATCTGTCGTTACGGTATAGTGCAACTTTTGTTCCATCAGGATACAAACGAATTGCTCTACGCTTTAATATCAATATAAAA